ACAGCAAGATTTATAGCAGTTGGATCTGTAGTTACAACAGACTTAGCAAATGACGGACTAACAGCAACAGACCTAACAGAATATCCAATTTGATCTGTAATTTTCTGAGCCATTCCTTTTGGAATTGATTTCTTTAATTGACCTTCAATAAATCCTGCCTGTACTTTTGCAACGCCTTCAAGTTCCGTAATTAAATCATCAACACTTCCATTAGCCCATGAATTTAAACTCTGCTTTGTTTGCTTAATTAACGCTCTTAATCTTGCAGTTTTATATGCAGGTTGTTTGCTTAAAGGTTGTCTTTCTATCTGCTCTAATTGGCTAACAGCCTTCAACATCACATTGTTATATGAAGTGACCAGCTTTTTGGAAACACTATTACTAAACCGATTTAGATCTATCGCATTGCGATAAAACTCAGGCGGTATTCCTTCACCTACAGGAACAGTAGTTGCCATTTATTCAGGTTGATCACTAACGTCTTCTGGCTCTGCTGATTCTTCTGGCATTTCTTCTTCTGCCTCTGGCTCTGGTGCATCTATTTCTACCAATGAGGCTTGCTGTGTTGCTTCCAATTCTTCTTCAACATCAAACTCATCTCCTAATACTTCCCCTTGTTCTAACTGCTTTAATAAAGTTTCTTGCGTGATTGTTCCAGCCGTATAAAGTTGCAGCAAACTTCCTATTTCCTGCGGATCTAAACGAGCTGCCAAGAAGTCACGATTAACAAAACTGCTTCCAGCTTCGTTGCTCCCTAAATAATTCGCATGAAATAAAAGACAGTTATCAATTAAATCTTGAACTTGTTGTGCAACAACCATCATTGTTGAATCTCCTTGCGATCTGTCTATCCGTTTTGACTCTGCTGTTTCTGCGGATAACTTTTGTCCTAACACAGCCGCCAAACCTAGATTATTTATTTGCTTTTCAAGGCGGTCTAAACGTTCAAATTGTGCATTAAAACTTTTACCATCTGGCTCTATATATTCAGCTTTTCCATCTGAAGGAAATGCTATTGCTTCGCCCGGCCCTGCACTAACTTCTTCACTTGTCTGAGGAAAACCAAAGAAAGCAAGCATTGGAACTGCTGAAATATGAAGCTGATTATCTAAGTCTGATTGAATTTGATATGCCTTTAAATTTAATTCTGCTATGTCTTCCATAGGAGGGCGTGACTCCATAAAGTTCACCCTGTTTGCATAAGCAACAGCAAAAGGAATTTCTGTTAATGATGTTGTCCCTTCTTCATGCAGCACATATTCACCACTTTTTTCATTCCTGCGGTGTATTTCAAAAGCACCACGGGTTAAAACCCTAACTTGTTCAACTTCTTTCTCTCCATAATCTCCATCCTGTTCTGTCACTTTTTCTAAAAGTCTTAACTGCGTAAATTTCTGCATACCATCAACAATTTCTGTTCTCCATCCCAATATTTCACGAGGCGAATATGTCACCCAATATGGACGGCCTTTTGCTCCTGCTGCTGGAGCATCCACTAAAACACCAACATGCCCGTAACGAATTGCCAGCCTACTAACTTCATAAGTCCATACGTTTAAATCATTTCCCTGTAGATCTACATCAAACAATTGCTCTCTAATTACATCACCAACATCATTTAATCGAACAGGTTTCCTAACCAACATTCCACCCAACATTTTTTCAATGCGTTGTAGATATGGAGGAACAACAGAACGAGACAATCTATTGTCATATTGCTCATCCAACTCCCTTGGCTCTTGCGGTAAATATCTTCTATGTTTCTGCCTTATTCCAAAAGTTCCGCTTTGTAAATCCTCAGTAAGTACCCAATGCGGCTCCATAGTTTGCCAAGAAAAACAAGGATCTTCAACCGTTACACCTGCCGCCGCCTTCTCTCTGTTGTAATGATTGTATCCGCTATACACAATTGAACCTCAACACGTTACAGATAGTTTATAGATAAAAGCTAATAAATTCTAATACCCGTTCCTCTTCCTGCGTTCATGTGTAATGGATTGAACTCCTTCCATATTAAATAACCTAAAGAATCAGCCATGTGATCAAGGTTCATAGTTTTGTCTGGTGTTCCATCTTCTGCATACGCTTGAAGCTCTAAAGACTCAATTGTTTTCTTACAACGTGGGTGGATATGTAATCTTATTTCTTCTTTTCCATTGAGCAACATTGCTTGAACTGCTGCAACTCTATCTCTGACGTAAGGATTGCTTGCGCCTGATAAGTTGACAATTCTTCTTTGCTGCAATATTTGGATGTCGGTCTTAGCAGCATTTGTTGATCTGTTTCCACCTGAAGCGTCTGGATATGCGTAAATCGTATTGTGTTTAAACTTCTCTCGCAATTGGTCAGCCATTGAGTCGGTGTCATGTGCTCCTCCAATCTCATCAAAAATGTATAGATGTCCTTTGCTGATTACTCCAATTGCTGCGTTGCAATTTCCAACGTTAAAGTCACAACCAACTCTAATAATTTCTTCAGAGTGGTCAGGCATATCTTCAGTTACATGCTTTGTTCTGTCAAAACGGTCATAAACGGCTCCCGTTTGAAGATTGCAAAACTCGCCTTCTGTATATGCCTTGACTAAAGAAGCTGGATAGTTTTCAAGTAATGCTTGTAGAAAGTCAGGCGGCAAGTAAGGGTTGTCAGCCGTTCGAGCTTTGTAGAGTGCTCGATCTTCCTTATGACCTTCTCGGACAAACAGATTATAGAACGTTCCGAAACCTTCGGGAGTAGAAAACAAACCTAATTGCCTTCTATTTCCAGCTCTTAATCTACCTAAGAATTTTTCAATAGCTCTTTGTCCTACATCTGCTTTGGTCGTATCTAATTCATCTGATCCAATAAAAGATAAGTTAACACCAACAATTCTTCCCCATGATTCCATTGAACGACAGAGAATAGTAACCTCACCATTTGGCAAATTTAATTTGTATTCAGGGAGTGGGGAAGCCCTGTATTCATATTTAATTGCATGTTTTTCCCAAAATTCTTCAAGAGAACGCTGCAAAACATCACGAACCAAAGCCCCAGTAGGAGCGAAAACAGCCCCAACCGTATTGGGATTATCAAGAGCACAAAGGGTAGACCATGCACAAAGGGTTCTTGTTTTACCTGCTCCATAACCTGCACAAAATCCAACAATTCTATGTTCTAAGTCTTTACAGATATTTTGCTGATAATTTAATAAGCCGTTAAAAATAGTATTCCGCATTTCTTGGGCTTGTCTTTCTTTTTCTTCTGGAGCAAGAGCAAAAGCAGTAAAACCTTGCGGATGTAGAACATGCCCTGTTGGTAATTCTTCGAGAATATTCAAGAGCAAAGAGAAGCTAATTTGGCTGCTGTATTAATTGCACCGAGAGCAATGTGATATTGCCCTGCTTTCCTAGCTTCCATCTGTAAGGTGCTGCACTGGCTTAAAAGATCTGCCACCATCTGAGGCCGTTCGATGTCCCAATCGCTCTTTAGTTGATCCCTAGCTAACGCTAAATAATCATCTGCTGCTCTTGCACTAACCCCCCAAGCACTTGAAGCATATTGAACACAATCTGACCTTCTGCCACCATTAGCGATAATCTGAGCAAACTTTTGTGCTCTTACAATTGTTTCTGCTTTAGTGCCTTTTTTAGCCATATTTATATTATTAACACAAATTTTAAAAGCATTTTGGATATAGCAAGACTTTAGTTTGCAATTAGTGTAAGCCAAGAGAAGGAAAACAGTAATGCAGGAATACTTATGTGATTGCGAGCATTGCCAAAAGATAAGGGAACAACAAAGAAAACATAGTGAATGGTTAAGGGAAGGATTGACTAAACCACATAATCTTATTAAGATTAACAAGTCAACCACAAAAGACTTTATTCATGCTCAACACAGAAACACAACCAGACTTCCATCAGGAAATGGTTAATTGGGGAAGAGACATTGATAGGCACACTGATTCTTTCTTAACAGAAGTTGAAAAAGGTTACGCTTCTGAGGCCGCAGATTATCTCAGAAAATTTAAAGCTCAAAATGAAAAGCATTTTAAGCTTCCTTTATCTGAAAAACAGAAATCTGTTCTTGAAGAAGCCTATAAAACTCTTTGCCAGATTGATGGTCACATGGGTACTCAAACAGGAACAGACGGATGGGAACAATGAACGACACGGCTAAACCAAAAACGCTTGCAGACTTAAAATCTCATCCTTTAGTGGATGAGATCTGGTTTGAAGATTTTGATGATGGAGAAGAATACTGTTTAAGTCTTAAAGAACCTTATTGGTTTAACACTGAAGAATCAGTTTGGATTCACTGCAAAACAGTTAAAAAGTTAATTAATTCTTTTTATCCATCTATCAAAAATCCTTACTAATCACATAGCCCCTTCGGGGGCTTTTTATTTTTCCTACATCCACCCCCCCCCTATATAAAAACCATGTCAAAAGAAGTCAGAATGATTAAAGGCAAATTGTACAAAGAAGAATCTGCTGGGAATTGGGAACCAATGGAAACAACCGCAATTAATGATGCTGGTGTTGCCTATAGATCAATTCAGAGATTGCTTATATCAATCAATGATATTGAAATTAAAAAAGCTGGATTAACTCGATCAGAATTAAATCCTTTGGTTGAAGCACTTGATACGCTTCAGGCAATAAAGAATGTTGAACAGAAAGATTTAGAGGAAGAGCTGCACCCAAAAGGATGGCTGGAAGCTGCCAATGCAGATGGAGCATTGTTTGATGAATATTATGAGTATCCAAAAAAATCAATTGCAGAAGCAAAAATAAATAATGTTATTGACATTAATAAATAATCTTATTAAGATTAGAAAGCCATCAACCACAAGGCCATGAGATTCCTACTTTTCGCTTCCTTCGGAGCAATTCTTTTCTGGGGTGTTAGTTCATCCCTTTCAGATATGACCAGACACGATTGCGAGGTCAACAAGATTGAGCAAGCTTGCGAGGCTCTTTAAAAATGTACGTCAATCCTCAAATGACAAAACAGGAAAGTCTTGAATATGTCCTAAATGTTCTTTGCAATATCGCAGACAGAAACATTTGCGTATTCCTTCCTGAGAAACCTGAAGATCAAATTCAGTATTTGAAGAAAGAGATTTTAATCACTTTGGACAAAATACAATGATCAAAACAACCCCAAACGCCTCCTACGGGAGGCTTTAAAATGGACTTAAGTAAAATTCCTGACTCAATGCCAATTGAGTTTTTTAATACAAAAGTTTTAAAAGCATTAACAACAGAAGATTGGTCAGGTTTGGCATTTAAAAGAAACTGGAGCAATGAGAAGCTAGGAAAAGAGATCGTAAAAGCAGGAAAGTTGATCTATGAAAAGAAATGGGATTAATCTTATTAAGATTGTAACGAATTATTTCAGTAAGAATAATCTTATTGACATTATCTAATAATCTTAATAATATTAGGACATCTCGGAGCGAGACATAAAGACCTCCAAGTTTCAACCGCCATTCACTGAACTTCAATCAGATAGGCTCCGCTAGTCGGATAAGTTACTAGGGGCCGATACCAACCTCAAACCGTCGCCACAAACAAGTTAGAGTTTTAAAATTGCCTCCTTCGGGGGGCTTTTTTAATGCTTTCTAATAATCTTATTGACATTATGGAATAATCTTACTAAGATTACGAAGTCAACCACAAATGGATTTACCCCATGACATCAACCACGCAGAAAATTCCTTCAAGTGCTGGAACAAGAACAGTTCTTTATAATAAGAACAAAAGTCTTACAGCAACAAATGAAGGTCTAAGCCGCAGGGTTAAAAATTTAGAACAGGAAGTAACCGTTCTATTTGCTATCACCGCAGGATTGGCA